TGCAATTGCTGGGGAAAGTTCTACTGGAAAGACTTTTTTCTCACTCGCAGTGGTCAAGAACTTCTTGGATACTAATCCCGATGCATATTGCCTTTATTTTGATACTGAGGCAGCTGTCAATAAATCGCTCCTAGAAAGTCGTGGTATTGACCTTAATCGCACTGTAGTAGTAAATCTTGTAACTGTTGAAGAGTTCCGTAGTAAGGCACTCAAGATGGTAGACATGTACTTAAAAAAACCTGAAGATGAGCGTAAACCTTGCATATTTGTGTTAGACTCTTTGGGAATGCTTTCTACCGAGAAAGAGATTAGAGATGCTCTTGATGAAAAGCAAGTTCGTGACATGACAAAATCACAACTTATTAAGGGTGCATTTAGAATGTTGACTTTAAAACTTGGTCAAGCTAACATTCCTATGATCGTTACCAATCACACTTATGATGTCATTGGTTCTTACGTTCCTATGAAAGAAATGGGTGGAGGTTCTGGTCTTAAGTATGCCGCATCTACGATTATTCATCTCAGTAAGAAAAAGGAAAAGGATGGAACAGAAGTCATTGGAAATATTATCAGAGCAAAGACTGCTAAGTCGCGTCTGAGTAAAGAGAATAAAGATGCTGAAATTCGTCTTTATTACGATGAGCGTGGTCTTGACCGATACTATGGTCTCCTTGAATTGGGAGAAATTGGTGGACTTTGGAAAAATGTTGGTGGTCGATATGAGATAGGTGGTAAAAAAATCTATGCAAAACAAATTCTAAAAGAACCTGAAAAATACTTCACTCCAGATGTAATGGAAAAATTGGATGTGATTGCAAAAGGAGAATTTAGTTATGGTTCTTAAATCTTTGCCATTATTTCCTATTCCAATTGGACTAGAAAATTTTGGAAAGACAAATCATAACTTAAATATTAAATTAGTTGAAGATGCTATCTCCGAAAAGAATAAAAATTCTGGTGAAGACCATAGCAACATGGGAGGATGGCACAGCACAACTAATTTAGAAAAAAAGTATAATAGTTATAAATCTCTCTCTAAGATTTTAACTGAATGTGGAAATCAGTATTGCTTGCAACATGGATACAAGGATGGTATTATATGTACTGATTTGTGGGCAAACATAAATCAATCTGGCGATTTAAATTTCATGCATCATCATGGAGCAACTGCTCTTGCAGGTGTTTATTATCCAATAGAATCTATTGTTGGTGATGACTGGAGATTTAATTATACATCCCAAAATCCACTGAAACCTGGAACTTGGGATAATAAAGATGGAGGGGCATTAGTCTTACAAGATCCTTCTTACGGTAAAAAAGTTCAATTACTAACAGATAAACCATCTGCATTCAACTTAGATTTTTATCATCTTTATCCAACATCATCAGTATTGATTTTATTTCCATCATATCTTCTTCACATGGTTCTTCCTTTCAGAGAAGATAAAACAAGAGTAAGTATTTCTTTCGCATTTAGATATGGATAAAGTTGAGTTTTTAATTTTGAAATGCCTCTTGGACAATGAGGATTATGCTAGAAAAATTCTTCCTTTTATCAAAGAAGAATACTTTGAAGATTTTAATCAAAAAGTTGTATTTGAAGAAATTAAAAAATTTATAACCGAATATAATAGTATACCAACAAGAGAGACATTGGTCATTGACGTTGATGATCGTTCTGATCTCAATCAACAGCAGTATAGTGAGATTTGTAATCTCATTAAAAATTTAGATCCAATTAGTGTTGAAAATAATTGGTTAATTGACACTACTGAAAAATGGTGTCGTGATCGTGCTATATACTTGGCACTAATGGAATCAGTTCAAATTGCTGATGGGCAAGGAGAAAAGAGTAGAGATGCTATTCCTTCTATTCTTTCTGAAGCACTATCAGTTTCTTTTGATAACAACATTGGACACGATTACTTAGAAAATTATCAAGAAAGATATGAGTATTATCATAGGAAAGAAGAAAAAGTTTCGTTTGATCTCGAATACCTTAATAAGATTACGAGCGGGGGTATATCTAATAAGACTCTTACTATCGCGCTTGCTGGTACAGGCGTCGGCAAGTCTTTATTCATGTGCCATGTTGCTAGCTCCGTGTTGCTCCAAGGGAAAAACGTTCTCTACATTACAATGGAGATGGCAGAAGAGAAAATTGCTGAACGAATTGATGCAAACTTACTAGATGTTGCTATTCAGAACATTGTAGATTTGCCTAGGTCAACGTTTGAGAACAAAGTAACTAAATTGGCAGCAAAAACTCAGGGCACACTTATAATTAAAGAATATCCTACAGCATCTGCACATAGTGGACATTTTAAAGCACTTCTTAATGAACTTGCACTTAAGAAGTCATTTAGACCTGATATTATTTTCATCGATTACCTTAATATATGTGCTTCCTCTCGTTATAAGTCGGGCGGCAATGTCAATTCATATAGCTATATTAAGTCTATTGCAGAGGAGCTTAGAGGGTTGGCTGGCGAAGCCAAGGTCCCTATCGTATCTGCCACCCAGACCACTCGTTCTGGTTATGGTAGCTCTGACGTTGACCTTACTGACACTTCTGAGTCCTTTGGTCTCCCTGCTACTGCTGATCTTATGTTTGCCCTTATTAGCACTGAGGAACTTGAGCAGATTGGACAGATAATGGTGAAGCAACTGAAGAACAGATACAATGATACTGTGGTCAATAAGAGATTTGTGATTGGAATTGATCGTTCCAAGATGCGTCTTTATGATTGTGATCAGTCAGAACAAGACAACATACTTGACTCTGGGCAGGAAGAGGAGTATAGTAACGAGGACAGACCTAAGAAATCATTTGAGGGATTTAAATTTTCATGACCGTAAATACTGATGCCTATCTTGAGTTTGTGAATGCCGTCACATCTCAACCTAGTAAAGATGCTGATGCCTTTGAGTATCGTATCCAAGAACTTCGTGGAGAAGGATTTGAAACACATCGACTTCTAACTGCTGCTGTAGGAATGTCTGCTGAGGCAGGTGAGTTTACTGAAGTTGTAAAGAAGATTATCTTCCAAGGTAAACCAGTAAACGAAGAGAATCTGTTTCATCTGAAACGTGAACTTGGTGATATTATGTGGTATGTCGCACAGGCATGTATGGGTCTCAATATTTCTCTTGATGATATCATTGAGATGAATGTTGATAAACTAAAGTCTCGTTATCCTGGTGGTGAGTTTGATGTCCATTATTCTGAAAATCGTGTTGAGGGAGACTTATGATAGATTGGAGTGAATTCTTCACATCCTTTATACATGGACTAATAATTGGATCTATAGGATACTCTGTTTATGTTTCTATGAAAAATAGAATTATGTATCTTGAAGAACGTATTAGTAAATTTGAGAATAGAATAAAAAATCAAAATAATACTCTACATAATACTCTGCATAAACATAGAGATTTTTTTGAGATTGAAATCTCAAGAATTTACGATAAACTAGAAAAACAAAAAGGATAAGAGGTTTGGGCGATGAGTAAAAAGAAAAAATCAAAGGATGAATGGTCCTATGAAAAAACGTCAGAAACTGAAGAAGCAATTAAAAGTTTACATGAAACAATTCGTATGCGTAAAATAAAAGCACAAGACGATCAACTAAACTATGAAACTGGAGGAAAATGAAAGACCAACCAATCACAGTCGAAGACTATAAAGAGCACAGTCAAGAGTTCTTTGATAAGTATTTTTATGTTGCCAAAGAACTTGGTGAAGGTGCTAAGGCAGAAGACATCCTTAAGATTATGGAGTCTCTTGCTAGTGTTGTTATGAAGAAAAGATCTGAAACTAAAGTAGGACCATTTGGATTCAATAAAGTCAAACCTGAAGAATAACCTTAGACCCCTTTAGGGGTCTTTTTTTATAAATAAAATTATTATAGATAAAAATACCAAAGATGGATCCTAAAGAACTTAGTATTTTGATGCAAGCATATAGTCAAGTATATTCTATTCAAGAAGAAGTTGAAAGCATCGAAGAACTTCATAAAGGTAGACACGGACAATCTGAGAAAGAGTATCAGGACAGCAGATCTGATGCAGGTAAGATGGTCTCTGGTGACTCTAAGATGAGTGGATCCAGGTATGCTCAGGGCAGAAGAACTAGCAGTGATGCTGGTCCTCAACCTGCTGGTGGGTCTAAGAAACCTGCAAGTCAGGGTAAGATGGACAGAGGATCACGCATTGATCTTCAGTTTCGTAAAGCAGCACTCAAGAAGTCGAACGAAGAACTTGAGATTGAGGAAGGTCTCAGAGATAAAGTTGGTGAGAAAGTTAAAAAGCATATTAATAAGTATGCTTACAAGCAGGGAATTCATAACAATCCTGGTTGGTTGAGAAAACCAGAAAAGAGAGCTGCTCTCAATAAAGCAGTAAGAAAAGATATTAAAAGTAACCCCAAAGCAGCAGTTCAGTATGCTACTGGTGAGGTAAAGAGAAAGGTAAAACAGAAACTTCTTAATCAAGAGTTTGATGTCTTTGATACTATACTTGAGTTTCTGATTGATGAACAAATCGCACAAGACATTCAGGAAGCAAACTGGATTATGGCAAATGTGATTAGTGAAGAGCAGATTGATGAAATCTTAGGAATGTTCAAAAAGAAAAAAGAGAACCCCCCAGTTGAGTATGCTGGAAAATCTATGAAAAGCTCAGATGATTTACCTTATAGTGTAGATAAGAGAAATCCAAGAGTATCAGTTACTGAATTTGGTAAAGGTGGAAAGACCTCTACTTACAAAACATACGGTAAAAATTGATTCAGAAACCTCCCAGAAATGGGAGGTTTTTTTTTTATTTTATGATAAATATAGATAGTATATAGAGTAACTAATGGCATCTACAAGTCTGAATGAATCTCTGGCATGTGTTGCATTAGGGTATGTGACATATAAAGATAATCATAGTCTTGAAGATTTTCATCAGATGATTACTAAGACTAGTGGAAATTTGTGGAATCAAGTAATATCCAGATGTGAACTTTCTGATAAAACAATAAAAACTTATAGAAGTGCTTTTTCTGATAAAAAAGGATCTATGGATCCTTGGATTTCTACATCATATAAAACCGCTGATCAAATAGTAAAATCACTTAAAATACAAAATCTTAAAGATTACAAATTTGCAAAGGTTGAAAGGGATGGAATTAATAGGGCGTATCTTCTAAAGCAAAGAGTAACATCGGCCATTAAAAAATACTCCAAAGAGGTGATGACAGCACCTGGTATTCTTAGCACATTAAATGCTGATAAAGTAAACATTGGCGATATAATGATCATCAAAAATAATTCTCAAATTTTTGATACTATTAAAGAGTTAGTAGAAAATACAGATATTACTGAATCTAAATTAAAAAAAGCAATACTTGATAATGAAACAGAGTTTCTTACTATGGAAAGATATAGAAACTTGATGGTAGAAGCATGGAAAGATAATGAAATATATTCTGTTTCTCTAAAACAACTTGACGAAAAATCTGGAAACATACCTGTAAAAATTTCTAATTTACCATCTTCTCTTTCTAGAACAGTAAATGAAAGAGAGCAAGATGAATTTGCATCTTATGTTTCATACTTGATTCGTATTGCAAAAAAATCTGGAAATACATATAAAGAATTCGAAGATGCTGTTAATAGATTTGTAGATATTAAACCAGTTGTGTTTACTTCTCAAGATAGATTACTTGTTTATTTTGATCTGAATTATGAGGGAAAAACTTCTGGTAGAAAAATAACAAAAAAATATCACATCTTTACTAATTTTGGTGCTGGTAACAACTTTTATTTTGTTCCAAAAGAATCTAAATCTGCAAGTGGGGAAGGTGGTATTACTGTAAATTATTTTTACACCCTGGTTAAAAACTTCCCTAAATTAAAAGTATTTTTTCAAGAATTGACAGACGCTAGAATATTTTATTTTGAAAAAGCATGTATGGAAAATAACTTAAATTCAAAACAAATAAATAAGGATCTGGGTTCAAACTCCATGTATTCTGGTAAGTATAATTCATCTTTATACTTGGCAAAAAATTATAAAGACCTTGCCGATAAAATGTTTAGTGGCAAAAATGCTTATGGATATCTAAGTAAAAATGATGCGGAACTAACTTCAAACATACAAGCATTTTCTGATTTCTTTGATAGTTACACTGCATATCTTTCTAAAACTCCTGGATCTATGGGAAAATTTCTTGGCATAGCAAAAAAATCTAAAATTTCAATGCGAGGTAAAATATCTAAAATTAAAAAAGACATAGAAAAAGAAAAAAAGAAAAAAGGATCCTTAACAAAAGAAGATAAAATAAAAATACTTGACAAATACAAAACACCATTTGTTACGGAATATAAGAAATCATATGCGTTATTAACTAATGCTGAATTTGGATTCTTTTTTACGGAGAATCAGGTAGATGTAGAAGAAATACTTAAGAAGCAAGTATTATTATCTTTTTATGCCGCAGCAAGTGGAAGAGGATATGTTATATTTGATGGTAAGAAGTTTTCTGAAGATGATATCTATGAAAAAAATGTATCACCACCACCATTCCTTAAAGTTGGAGTGTAGCAAATGCCCAGAAAGAGAGTAAGAGACCAAAAGAAAAGTAATTCAATTACTAGACTTGATGCTCTAGAAGAAAGAATTAAAAGTCTTTCTGATCCAGAAGACATTATGATTGAGATAATTGATGTCTTCAATACAACTGATGTAGTTCCTGAAGTAGGAAACTATTATACTTTCATCTATAATGCTAAGACACCAAACATTACTTACGATCAGCATCCATTAGTTGCTGTAACTTCTATTTTTAGATGGGGGTTCCAAGGAATTAATTTTCATTGGAATGAAGTAAAGAGATATACTTGGCAAGAAGTTGCTGGATATTTTCATGTAGTTGATAATGATGAGATTATGTCGATGAGAAATATTAACTACGCAAAATACAAAAGAAGTTAAACCAATAAATATAGTATATATAAGCACATAACATGAAAAAGTTTTCCAGGTTTATAACCGAAGCACAAGATTCACTTGCGTCCCAAAGAGCAAAGAAAATGGGACTCAAGGGGGATGGTCATGGTGGATGGTATAATGCCTCTGGAGAGTTTGTTGCGAAGACTGAAGGTGGGGATTTAAAGTTTTATAATAAAGGACAAAGACCTGGAAGAGATGTCCCTCCAGATCAACAGAAGAAACCAAAGGAACCAGAGAAACCACAACAGGAACCAGCATCAGAAGATGATGGAGGTGGTAATAAAGTAACTTTAGTATTTGGTAAGTTTAATCCACCAACTAAGAAGCACCAGCAATTATTCACTTCCGCAAAAGGAATTGCCGGTGATTCTGATTTGAGAATTTATCCGTCTAGAGGACAAGATTCTGAAATGAATCCTCTGAAACCTGATACTAAAATTGACTTTATGAAAAAAATGTTCCCTTCATTTAAGGATAACATTATGAATGATGATGAAGCAATTACTATTTTTGATGTTCTCCAGAAGATGGAAAATGATGGATACCGAGAAGTAACGATTGTTGTTGGTGCTGATAGACTTGGTGAGTTTAGAGGTCTTGCCCAGAAGCATAATGGAAGTCTTTATAACTTTAATGACATCACTGTAGTTGCTGGTGGACAGAGGGATGGTGATAATGAAACATCATCTAAGATGAGAGAGTATGCTGCACAAGATAATTTTGATGGATTTAAGTCAGGTTTACCGACCAAGTTTAAGGATTCTGAAAAATTATTTAAGAAAGTAAAGAGTGGTATTGGTATAGATACTAAGAGTGAGATGTGGAAAGTTTCTCCTGTATTAAACTATCAAAACTTGAGAGATCATTATGTTAGTGGGGAAATTTTTAGAAAAGGAACAATCGTAGAGAGTGCAAATACTGGATTAAGAGGTAAGATTATTCGCCGTGGAACTAATTATCTAATCTGTGCTACTGAAGATAAGAATGTAATGTTTAAATCTTGGATTACTGATGTGGTAGAAAAGAAGGCATTTACTGATGTATCTGGTGTGCCTGCAGATCAAAGAGAAGTTGGAACTCCTGCACTTACTCAATACACAATGAGAATGGCCGATGTGAAGAGTATTCGTAATTTTATAAATAAATATAAAGATAAAAAGTAAGTACCTATACTAATGACTCTACATCTAAACGATCTTTCGCAAATTTACTTAGATCAAATTTCTGAGAAAAAAGACGATTCTTATCTTGAGACTGATATGAAAAAGCGTCAAAAGAATAATGAGAAAGCGATTTCAGATATGAAGAAAGTGAAGGATGATACCAAACCTCGTTGGATGAGAGAGGGGAAGAAACTTGATCCAGTGGGTCAGGAAGACGCAGACATCGATAATGATGGTGATGTAGATAAGTCTGATAAGTATCTTCATAAGAAGAGAAAAGCAATTGGTAAGGCAATCTCTAAAAATAAAGATGAAGAAGATGAAAAAGAAAATGGTGATGTAGAAGAAGGATTTAAGATTGATTTTAGTAAGCGTTTTAAAAATGAGGCAGAAAGAAATGCTTATATCAAAAAGACACTAGAAAAATCGAAAGAAAAGCAACTGAATAAATTAAAAGCAACTACAGAAGAAGTTGAATCTGTAAATGAAAAGATTAATGTGACAAAGCAATCTTCAAAAAGAAAGTCATTAGGTAGAGGTTCTTCTATAAATCCAGATGCTAAGAAAACCGGATACGAATCACCTTCGGAATTCAGAAAGACTGAAAAGAAACTTGCTCCTTACACGGAAGCAAAAAATGTTCATGGTGAAGTAGAAGTTCCTTCTAAGGATATTAAAAAACTTGTCAAGAATGCATCAAATAGAATTGATTTTGATGTTGATGGTGATGTTGAGAATAATGATAATAGCAAAGGCAAATATGGTGAATTTGTTTCAACTTCAGATGGTAAAGGAAGATTATTTACGGGACCTAAAAAAGTAACAAAAGAATCTGTTTCAAACTGGAGACAGGATTTGATTGAGGTTGCTGATGAAGATGGTGAGAAGCAAATCAAAGAGATGCCTAAGAACCAAAAGAATAAAATTAAAATTAATCCAAATTTAGGTGAAGCAGTAGAAAAAATTGATGGAACTCTTTTAGAAGAAGTAGAAATTGATGAGTTGGATGTTATTATTAACACCATCTATGAGGAATTCTTTGAGGAAGGTTATACTGAAGATGAAATCGAAGAGGCATTTGAAGTTGTTTTACTTGACGAAGCAAGTGTAACTTATGGTCATGATACTTCAGTATCTTCTCCTAAGAAACAGAGCAAACTTCAAGGTCGTATGAGATACATCAAGAGAAAGGTTGGAGAAAAACTTTCTAAAATAAAATCCAAAGCAAAAGAAAAATTTGGTATGGCATCTGCTAAAGCACAAGTATCTGCTTACAACAAAGCAAGAGAACTTTCTCAGAAAGCAAGTGACGTTAAAAATAGATCAAAGACTTCTTTGAAAAGATTTGTGGGAAAGCAGGCACAAAAAGTTGCAGATCGTATGAAGGAAGAAGTTGACATTGATGAGTCAATTCAAAGTGAAGTTCAGGTGACACCCCAAGAGGTTCAACTCCAAAGAAAATCTGCTAGTATCGATAAAAAGCTTGCATCTATTCGTCAAAGGAAAGTTCAAAAACAAACTTCGACACCTGCGAAATCAATGAATGAGGGTACTACTGAGTGTGTTCATAGTATAAAAGGGAAAGAATGTCCTGTTCATGGAAAGAAAGATTGTTCTTCTATGGATGAAGCAACTGAAGATTCTCTGAGAGATCGTCGTATGGAACGTGGCGGTGTTGACGGTAACAATCGTTACGACAAAGCACCTGGAAAACCAAATACATTTGGAAAGAAACCCAGTCAAAAATATGATGGTATGTCTGCACTTGAAAAAGTGAAGGCAAGCATCCGTGCCAAGCATGGACAAGGTGCTATTAAAGAAGATGTCAATAGTATCTAATAAACATTAAAAGTTTTTAGGTATGGTTATGTCACTATTCTAAATTTTATTGCTATATAGAATGTAGATTCTGGTAAAAAAAATGTGGGAATTATTTCTTCCTCTAGCAAAGAAAACAATTGGAAGTCTTCTTGGTAAAGAAGAAGTCCGTCGCTATCTAATTTCTATCCTTCGCAGTCTTGCTGCTTCTACGGATAATAAATTAGATGATGGTGCTGTAGATGTGATTGAATCTCTTCTTTTTCAGGAAGAATCATCGACATAGTAGATTGCATAAATAAAATATAATCGAAAAGGAGAGTAACTCTCCTTTTTTTATAAATATTTTTTAGTAAAACTTTTAAAAGGTAAAAGGAATGGCACTCTGGGGAAATACCGATTTAGTATATAATGCTGGTACAATCGAAGTTAATTTTGCAACTAAGACTGCTTTTGGTCCAGTTGGTGTAGTTACTTTCACTGATGCAGTTAGTGAAGGTGATGTTATTACCGTAGGTGCTGGCGCAACTTATGGTTATGCAGCGATTGTTGGTGTAGGAAGTACAGCATTATCTCTTGCTTCTACTGCTGGATTTACTACTACTACAATTCCTGCAGGAACTACATACTTTGTCTCTCAAGAACCAAGTTATACAATTCTCGATAGTAATTATAGAGCACCTGAAGAGAAAACAGTTGGTTACTCAACAAGTCCTGTAACAACTGCTGTTTATGGTATTGATGAAATTGAAGTTGGTGCAGCATCAACTACTGCTTATGCCGTTGGTCATAGTGGATGGGTTGGAGTTACAACGTACACCGATATGCACGGTGAGTTGAGAGTTAAGCATGAAGTGTTAGTTGCTGGTGGAATTCTTACTACTACTGACAGTAATGCTGACGACGGATATTTCCCTGGAAACTAATGTAAAATTAATGTAATATGAAATTTGATCAACTGAATGAGGATAATTTCCTTTTATTTGCAATTAAGAACTATGAAAATCCTCAGGCAGTGACCAAAGATGATTTCACTCGTGATTTAAATCATTTTAAATATGTCAAAAGATTGCTGAAGCGATATAAAAAAACAGGTGAGATTCGTACTCACCTGCTAATAAATCATTTTACTATTTTATATAATGTTTTTGGAGAATCTACAACGCCAATGTTGTTCTTTAAGATTGAGTCTGAAATGTGGTCACAGTTAAAGACATTCATGATATTCTTAAATAAGATTCCTGATTATCCAAAAACAGACATACATGATATACCAGTTGATTTATATTGCTTAAAACAATTAAATTTAATTTTTCAAAATGAGCAAAATAGATAGAGTAATTCATCATTTCAGAAATCTCAGAGAAATGATGGCAGTTGGTACTAGTGGATTTACCTCATCATCTGATCCAGAGGGACCTGTTGCTGGATATAATAAACCTATGAAAAAGTATGCAACAGGTGGAAGAGGATCTCGTAAGAAGTGGTTAGATTATTTAAAAAATAAATAATAACTAAATGGCACTATTGCCAAATGAATAAGATTAAAAGAAGTCCTTACCCCTATAATTTTCTTAAGTTATCAAACTCTGTAGTGAAATGGACAGGAATGATTACATACTATTGCAATCAAAAGTTATAAGGTATAAGAATGGCTTTCGGGTTTGGTAAAAATATTGCTGTTTTAGAATCAAAATTTGAAATGTATGAAAATTTGTCCAAAGAAATGTTGGACAAATTAGAACGTGCTGTAACATCAATTTCAGAAAATAGCAATAAGATTTCTGTAATACTTGAAAGGCATGAAAATAAATTAGAAGAGTCTGAAAAGACTGATGCTTTATTATTAAAGATGCTTGATGAAGTAAAAGAAGAAAATAATAGAGATCATAAGGAAGTAAAAGAAAGAATTAATAAGATAGAAGAAAAGATACAAGAACTTTCTAAGTTTAGGTGGCAGATAGGTGGAGTTATTATTGTTGCCAGTCTTATTATAGGTGCTGCTACAAGCGGAATTACCTCCAAATTATTGACTTCTGCTGCATCTGCTGATACAATTATGGAGCAGATAAAATAAACTCTTTACTTTATTATGGATTTTGTTGATAGCAAATACATTGGTATTTTGTCTCCAAGACTTCTCAAATTTAAAAAAGTAAAGAATAATCTTTATAATTTTAGGTGCCCTATTTGCGGCGATTCTCAAAAAAATAAGAATAGAACAAGAGGTTATTTTTATCAAGTAAAAAATAATACCAACTTTAAGTGTCACAACTGCGGTATTAATGTTTCTTTTAATAATTTTCTTAAGAAAATGGATGTTAATCTTCATAAACAATACATTTTCGAAAAATTTAAAGAAGGTAAGACAGGTAAAAAAATAGTATCTGAAGAACCAAAGTTTAATTTTAAGAAACCAACATTTAATACAAAGATTGATTTAATAAAAGCCTCAGAAAATGAAAATGCAAAAAAGTATCTTGAGAGTAGAAAATTAAATCCTTATAAATTCTATTACGCACCTACTTTTAAAAAGTGGGTAAACAGTCTAAAAAAGACTTTTGATAATGTTTATTATGATGAACCTAGAATAGTCATTCCAATTTTTTATCAAAAAAAACTTATTGGAATTCAGGGAAGATCACTCGGTCCTAGTAAGGTTAAATACATTACTATAATGTTGGAAGATGATGTTCCTAAAATTTATGGACTTGATGAAATTGACGGAACAAAAAAAGTCTATGTTACAGAAGGACCCTTCGACTCCCATTTCATTGGGAATGCTATTGCTATGTGTGGTAGCGATGCTAACCTTAGCACTCTCGATTATCAGTTCGTATACGTCTATGACAATGAACCAAGAAACAGAGAGATTGTATCTAAAATCTCCACCGCAATCAGCAACAATGAATTAGTAGTTATTTGGCCACCAAATATAACTGATAAAGACATTAACGATATGATTTTATCTGGACTGGATGTTCAGTCTGTGGTAGAATTAAATACCTATTCTGGTTTAGAAGCAAAACTTAAATTCAACATTTGGAAGAAAATATGAGCAACGGTACAAAAGTAGTCAAAAGAAATGGATCTATTGAATCTCTTAACCTAGATAAGATGCATTTGATGGTTGAGGAGGCATGTAACGGTCTTGCAGGAGTCTCTGCAAGTCAAGTTGAGATGAAGTCTGGTATTCAATTTTATGATGGTATTACAACAGCAGAAATTCAAGAGATTCTAATTCGTAGTGCAAGTGATTTAATTGATCTGGATCATCCTAATTATCAGTATGTTGCTGCACGGTTGCTTTTGTTTTCGGTTCGAAAGAAACTATATGGTGGACATAAAGAATTTCCATCTCTTGAAACTCACATAATTAACTGTGTGCATTCTAAAGTTTATGATAGTGAAATCTTTTCTAAGTATTCTACTGAAGAAATTTCACGGGCTAATAGTTACATAGATCATGATCGTGACTTGTTATTTACTTATGCAGGTTTACGTCAAGTCGTTGATAAGTATCTTGTACAAGACAGAAGTAATGGTGGAGTTTATGAAACTCCTCAATTCATGTACATGATGATTGCTCTGACTATTTTTGCAGAGTATCCAAAAGAAACAAAAATGTCATACGTTAGGAGATACTATGACTCAATCTCAAAACACAAACTCAACATCCCAACACCAATCATGGCAGGGGTCAGAACCCCATTGCGTCAGTTTGCGAGTTGTGTTCTCGTTGATGTTGATGACACCCTCGATAGTATCTTTAGCAGCGACATGGCTATTGGTAAATACGTTGCACAACGCGCAGGAATCGGCATCAACGCAGGTCGAATCCGTGGCATCAATGCTAAAATCAGAGGTGGAGAGGTACAACACACAGGCGTGGTCCCCTTCCTTAAAAAGTCTGAATCAACTGTACGATGTTGCACTCAAAACGGCATCAGAGGTGGTTCTGCTACAGTTCACTTTCCTATCTGGCACCAAGAAATAGAAGACATTCTTGTTCTTAAGAACAACAAAGGTACAGAAGACAATCGAGTGAGGAAACTTGACTACTCAATCCAAATTTCAAAACTTTTCTACGAACGTTTCATTGCGAATGAAGAGATTAGCCTCTTCTCACCGCATGACGTACCAGGTCTCTATGATGCTTTTGGTACTGATGCATTTGACGCTCGCTATGTGGACTATGAATCAGATCAGTCTATTCCAAGAAAGACTATCGGGGCACAAGAACTTATTCTGGATCTTCTAAAAGAGAGAGCAGAGACTGGTCGTATTTATATTATGAACATCGATCATTGCAACACTCACTCTTCTTTTAAAGATAAAATTAGTATGAGTAATCTTTGCCAAGAAATTACACTTCCAACAGATCCTATCAATCACATTGACGATGAGATTGGTGAAATTGCACTATGTATTCTATCTGCTGTAAATGTAGGAAAGATTAAATCTGATGAAGAACTAGAAGAACTTTGCGATCTTTCTGTTCGTTCTTTAGAAGAATTGATTGACTATCAAGAGTATCCTGTACTAGCAGCAGAACGCGCTACAAAGGCACGTAGATCGCTTGGAGTGGGTTTTATTGGTCTTGCACATTATCTTGCTAAACTGGGGTTCAATTACGACTCTCAAGAGGCATGGGATGCAGTCCATGGATTGTCAGAATCTTTCCAGTATTACTTATTGAAATCTTCTAACATGATTGCCCAAGAGAAGGGACACTGCGAATACTTTGGTAGGACTAAGTATGCCGATGGAATTCTGCCTATTGATACATATAAGAAGGATGTAGATGAAATTACTTCGATTGAATTAGATCATGATTGGGAAAGTCTTAGAGCATCTATCAATGAGTTCGGTCTCAGGCACTCAACACTGTCCGCACAGATGCCATCGGAAAGTAGTTCCGTTGTGTCAAACGCAACCAATGGAATCGAACCACCTAGAGACTACTTGTCCATTAAAAAATCAAAGAAGGGACCTCTTAAGCAGATTGTTCCTCAGTATAATTCCCTGAAGAATAACTATACTTTACTTTGGGAGATGAAATCTAATCATGGATACATTAATGT